NCTAATAGTTTCATTTCTTGTAATATTTTGTGGCATATTTTGAAATGTTATAGACATAGGTACATTAACTTTCATATCTCTAACAAGGGATGCTTTATCTTGTCTTCGTCCACCAAATGTTGGCATTTGTGGTGGTTGTTCTATATATTCTCTAAACTGTCTCATTCTACTTATAAAGCTACCAAAATCTGGTAAATCAAAGTCTGGTAAAATTTTTTCACCAAAAGTAGCCCACATTCCTTTATCTTGTTCTCCAAATGGTTTTTGCGCTTTTCCAAATTCTGGCTTTCTTTGTTCCTTTATACCAACCTTTTTTCTAAGTTTAACATCCCACGGCTTACTCATATAATCAGCAACATCCTTAGCCCCTTCTTTAGCCATACCAAAAACCATTTTATATGATTCCCCAACTTGAGCAAGTCCAGCTTTAATCATATCAATATCAAATGTAAACAAACCTATCAACATCAAAGAAAGACCTTCTATATGTTTTTTTATAGATTTTAAAAATGTTTCTAAATATTTAAATGCTTTTGGAAATTTTTCTTCTATAAGTTTTAACAATTCACCAATAAACGATTTTTTTCCATATAAAAATCCAATTATATCTTCAGTAACAGCAAATATTCCTAGCATAGCCAGTCCTAATAATGTAGCCTTTAACGCAGCAATACTAAAAAGATTAATACCAATCTTTCCTATTTTACCCAATAATCCTAAAGTTTTAACACTTAAAAATGTACCTGCTATACTCATAAAAATTTTAAAGAGTCTGTTTAATCCACCAAATTGCTGTATAGTTTCTCTTGTCCTAAAATATAATTTAATAAATCCTTTATTTAATAATTCTAATGATCTTGATACACCACCAAAAAATTGTTGAAATTTAATAGCAACTAACTTCCTACTAGATTCCATTAAAAATAATAATTGTCTAGCCATCAATCTAAAAACTGGTAACAAATTTTCACCAGAAAAAGCAACTATTTCATAAATATAATCTTTAATATTGCTAACAAGTCCTAAAAAGGTTTGTAATAATCGATCCATTAATTGAGGGAATCTATGTTCTACCATTAATTCCCATCCTTCAGCAAACATTTCAAAAGATATTTCTTTCCGTCTTATCATGGTAAGAATTTCTGTTTCAGGCCTCTTTAATAACTCAGAAAGATATCTACCAAGTGGTACTCCTGCCCTTCTTAATCGTTCCATTTCATAACCAGTTAAATATCCAGCAGCCTTTACCCTGCCAAATATACTTGCTAACTGATCTAATGGTTTATTTATTCCGGCAGCAACATGGCCTAGTTGCGTTAATGTTTCTATTTGATTTTCTGTTTCTACACCCATAGCAAGTAATATTTTACTTGCAGATAAAACACCTGGAATTTGAAACGGAGTTGTTCTGGCAAATTTAAAAAGATCTTTAATTAACTGTTGGCCTAACTGTATTGAATTAGTCATTACTTCAAAGGCAATTTTAGTCTGTTCTAACTTTGCCGCTTCATTAAGAAAATATCCTAATGATACAGTAGCAGCACCGAAAACAGCACTTAAACCTAATATATTTGTTTTTAATGAAGTAACTTTCTTATCAAATTCTACAAGTTTAGTTATATCACCTTTAAAGCCTAATCTAACTATTAGTGTTCTAATAGTCATTATAACTATTTTCCTTTATTTTTAAGAATAATATTCTTGAATTTCATATTTTATATCAAGAGCTTCATTTGCATCGGCTAAATCATTTATTGTCCAATGCTCATCCATCTCTTGTAATGTTACAATACCCTCAATTATCGGCCTCCATATAAACAAATCTATATTTGTTTCTCCTGGATCGTATTCACATCTTCCTTTATTATTTCTTTTGTTTTTTGTATAATGTTTTTTAGTTCTAATTTTCCTCCGAAAAAATCAGTATACTGCACCTCCAAAGCAGCACCAACAACTTTAAACATAAATGACAAATTTCCAGTAAATAATTCATTACGTGCAGCTTCTTCACCTAAATTTCCTTGACCTTCATGTAAAACTGTAGCAAGAAGAATATCTATTATATCTTGAACTTCATCTTCATCAAATCTACATATCAACGCATCAACAGCAGGACCGATTTGTATATCAATATCTGCTATATCTTTAAGTTTAACATCTGAATCAGGAAATGCTTTGCCAAAAGAAGGACCAATAATTTTAATTAACCTTATAAGCAATTTTGTACTAATTCTAGGTATTAAATAATAAAAAGTAAATTTTGCCCCATCTATTTCTTTTTTTACAATTTGTTTCCCCATCTTAAATTCCTTTCTTAATATTGATTATTAAGTTTCTTTGTTATTTGATCCTACAAACCAATAAGATAATTCACCAGTAATAACCCATTCTCTTTGTGTAGCTTCCTTTCCAAAATCAGAGTCCGGTGGTTTAACAACCGTTCCAAATTTCATTAATGCAACCGTAGTTCCACCCCTGTCAACAACTGTTGCAGGTAAAGCCACTTTAGTTATTTCATAACCGGACAATATTTCATTATCTAAAGCCGACTGAGGATATGTTAATGTAAGACTACCTAATTTATTTTGGTTAATTGATCTCGTAAGTTCACCCGATGTACCGGCACTAAACATAACACTATCTTCTGCACGAGATATTCTAATATTATCCCATCCAGTTAATAAAGAAACACCGAACGATAAGGAAACTTGAGAGGGATCATATGTTCTAACAGACATTGATTTCTCCTTTATTTATTTATTACAGACTTAATTTACCAGTCAGGTTTATTTTATGAATAGCTCCTTGATATGTACCAGAGAATGTAACATCGTCTAATAATCTTATAGCTTTATCAGCAGGATCTAATGCAGACAGTTTTGGCACATTTATAACCGATGCATTAGGAACAAGTAATTTTGCATCATTTTCAGCTTCATCTATTCTAAATTTTATCTTGGCATATACGGTACCCAAATCTGGTTCAGTAAAACCTAACTTGTCAGAATTTACTAATAATTCAAATAAATCTTCCGTAAGTCTTACTTGTAACCAATCAGTTCCACGAATAATATCTATATATTCACCACTTACAACGGTTGCCTCTGAAGAAATAATATTAACACCACCAACTTCTTCATAAACATTACCATTATGACCAACAATATTGTTAAATTCAGTTGTAGTTAATACATCGGGTGTTATACCAACTATTGTTTTAAATTTCCATGTTAAACTTCCAGGATCTTTTGGTGATTGACCTCCAACCAATCCGGCTTCTGGAAAATTAGCATAATCTCCCGAATAAAGATATGATGTTCTATCATATGCAAGAGCTTCTAAGCTTAAAAGCGTATTGTCTGCTACTCCATTTTTAACATCAGCCTCACCAGTACATACAAAATATTCTTTAACAGATGTTGAAGCCTCTATTCCGGCTGCAAGCAATAATATATCAGCTTTTGTTCTCGTTGTACCAATCAAAAAATACCAATCATCATCTTCTGCTTTTACGGCTGCTAATCCGGTATCCCATGTTTCAATTGCACTGCCGTATTGTGTCATTGTTGCTGTTGCAGATGTTACACCTGTTAAACTTGATACATCAGGATTACTTATCCTAAAATCTTTATTTGCATCAACCCCTGTAAATTCAATTGTATATCCAGTACTATAAAGTCCAGTAACAGTTACTTCTGTAATTCCAGCAAGGGCTTCTATTGCTGCTTCTATTGCAGCGGTATCATCATCTGCGGTATATGTAATATTTCCAGTTGTTACAGGAGTTGCTTCTCCAATAGCAACATCTAATGTCCATGTTCCAGCGGTAGGAGTTCCAACAAAAGTCAATGTTGCTTTTGAATTAATATCATCATTTTTTCTTGCAACTTTAAATTGAGGTGGTGATAATTCTTGTCCCATTAATTTTAATGCTGCTTTATATAAATCATCACTTGTTGTAAATCCATCATCAAGCATATCAGCCGGATCAGAATATGTTCTTACTCTATATGGATTGCGATAATGATTACCAAATAATAGTGATGTACCAAATCCAGTACGTGTAACTCTTGCTGTCTCCCTCGAAATTGTAACTGATACAAAATCTGAAGCTTTGCTCATTATATTTCTCCTTTATATTTCTATCAATGTTCCATTTAGATTTATTTTTTGAATTTCTCCAGGTGTATTTTCTCTAATTATACCATAGGATAGAAATATGTCACTATGGCTTCTAAATTCCCATTTAGTATCAACCAGTGTACTATCTTCAAAAGCACCATCATACCCCCAAAAAGCCAAACCAACATCTCTTAATAGTACTAATTTTGTTGGCAATTGTAATGAATCTAATATTGTTTCCATTAATCCAGCATTGTCACCATAAGTAAAAATATTAACACTTAATGTTATTCTTTTAACAAAAGTATAATTCCATTTATCAAGCTCTTTATATTTTCTATTTGGCCTATTACCAACTTTATTAGGCCCACCAATAATATTTAATGTAACATATGGTAAATCCGGTTTTGTAGAATCTGGTTTATCCCATATCACAGGTATACTAGATCCAACAACATTTGATATCCAATTATAGATTCCATCTTCTTTAACTTGATCTAATCTGTATGGCATTTTATTTTCCTATTAATAATCCATAAGTTTTATAATGTGGTATATTATGTTCATGCCAATCTT